ACAAGGTAGCCGTTGGACCACATTTGCGGAGCGACGTCTAGAGACTCTGAGGAATTCTGGACGGCACCACCAGCATCGCCAACCAAAAGCAGGCGTCCGCTGCTAATCACGGACTTGTCGGAGGTCGAAACCATAGCGGTTTGAGATTGCGTTGTAATCTGGTGACCAATGACGTTGGTACTGTTGGCCGAAACAACAGGGGCATCATTGCCTGATCCGTACTGAACAGCAATGTTCAAAATTCTAAGAACAGATTTTCCCAAAGCATCCACGTAACTACCGAGATCTACAGTCGTCTGGGCGTACGTGGTAGTGTTCGTTGGGACAGTTGCTCGAATGAAGAAAGAATCAGTCTTCGCCATAGTGGTGCACAATCCACACCGGTCTATGAACCCCTCGCAACACCTCCAATCTTCTTTTTCTCACCAGAATCACCCCCCCCCAACACCCCCGCTTATGTACCAGTCCGGCCCCCGCTGGGGCAACGGGATGCCGACGGGCTGCCGGACAGCCGCATTTTACACACACCGGGGCTAGTTTGCGGCCCTTGGCCGCCACAAACCGGTTAGTTAATTAACTAAAATCGGGTGGGTCAAACATGGCGAGTAGAATTAAAACATTCAGTCTATGCGAGGAATCCTATGCAATCGTAATGCAAAAGCGCAACAAAAGCCAGCATTTGCGCACGCTAATTCTTGCGGAAGACAACTCTCCACGCGATCAGGGACAACTAGTCAGCAAGATTCGCCGTGAAGCGTTGAAATTGGCTGCTGGAATACTGCACACCATTGAACAACGTCAACTTGTTCAACTCTTGGAATACTTTGTGATGGACGATGAAGTCAATGTGTGGAACGAATATAGGGCTTGGGCCGACGAAGGCAGAGGTGTTGATTGGTTCATTTATCGATTGGAGGCTATGGCTCGCGACGAGACGGTCTGAGGCGGTTCGCTTGCATAGCCAAAACAACGGTCAACGCAGCGGTTCGGTCGACTTGGGACTGGAAAGTTCCGGCCAACCGCCCGGCCTCTTGTTGCAATTGAGCATCCGCTGCTGCTATCTTGACTGGATCGCCGGCCGACAGGTATGGGCCGCGATGCTCGGTATGCAAATCGTGCATGAGACAAGCACGATCCAACTCATTGACTGGTTCGACTCCTTCCAAGAGTCGCCGGTGAACGTCCGTACCGGGCCCACAGAAGTTGTATCCCGGAAGGTGCCGTTCGCCGGAGTCGTACGGTGGGACATAGATCGATCTCGATCTCGAACTCATTGAGATCGAACTCACAATGGAAGGTGAGGCCACACCGACTCAATGACGAGGGAGATGAGCATAAACGTCTGAATCCGCTGGAAAGCCGGCGGGGAATCGGCTCCATCGAGTCGGGTGGCGACGGTCATGAGCAAACCGGCGACACCGGTTGGCGTTGGCTTGGGGATATCAGATGTCATCTTGGGCACGTTCCTGAATAAGTGCGAGGATTGCCTGATCGTCAGACAACTCCACGCGCTCGATGTTGATGATGTAGTTCATGGGGACGCCTGAGAAGTTCTCAACAAATAGATCTCGAACAACAACGTGACCATCAGAAATAAACGAACCAATGTTCCCGCCGTTGGCTCCAATGAACATGAACGACCAAGCAATTTGCCTGTTGTCCGATGCATCCCAACCTCCGGTGCAACCGTCTTGGTCGATGGCCAAGAGTCCTTGAGTGTCGTCACCGGTTGCGGCCGTCGGGAAACAATCGAAACCAGTGACAACCCATCCGTCAGTAAACACGCCATCGTTGCAGATGATCCGCTCAATGCTGTTTGCCTTCAGTTTACCACGAAGGGTGCGTTGTCGCTTCACTTCTTACGCCCCCGCTTTGCCACGGCATGCGCTTGCTTCACCAATTTCTTGTGCGTGACGCCTTTGCGAAGTTTCCCAGACTTGAGCGTAGCCTTTCGTCGAAGAGACTTGTATGCACGGCCATACGCTCGACTGTAAGCCGAAACCTTGCGCTTCTTTGGAGTAGGTGCCTCGACGGCCGGAGCCATGTGCGGCATGTTTGCCGGAATACCACCCATTTGCCCAGCGGCAATGCCAGCGGCAAAACCGTCACGGTAACCTTGAGTGTAGTCCACCAGGATCGCCTCACTGTTGCGAGAGTGCAAGGGCCATAGCGGCAGACTGGCTGAGGGTTTCAACGGTGCACTCCATGACAATGTTAACCGAGTCGAGGCTAACGTCAGCCGAAGCGTCGGTAGCCAAGTAAATCTGTTCAACGCCAACAAGGTAGCCGTTGGACCACATTTGCGGAGCGACGTCTAGAGACTCTGAGGAATTCTGGACGGCACCACCAGCATCGCCAACCAAAAGCAGGCGTCCGCTGCTAATCACGGACTTGTCGGAG